CTTACAAAGGTAATGAATGGATACATGGATGCAATTACACAGCCAGTTCTTGACTCTAGTGGTATGATTATTAAGTACATTGGTGACGCGTCAATGCACATACATAACGCTCCTATCGACGATCCGCATCATCCTAAAACCGCTGTCCAGTGTGGATTGGACATGCTTAAGGCCGTAGAAAAATTTAATAAAGATGTTATCATACCTCAAGGTCGCCCACCCGTAGGCATGGGTGCCGGCATTAATACCGGTCTTGGTTATATTGGGGAAATGGGCTCAACTAAACGCCACAGCTATGACGTGTTAGGTGACAGCGTATCAACCGCTGCTCGCATTGAAAGCAAATGTAAAGAATACGGCTGCTTGCTATTAGTTGGTGGTGCAACCGTTGAACATTGTAAAGATGACTTCTTTTTCCTTAAGATAGATGATCTAGCAGTAAAAGGTAAAACTGTAGGTATTTCAATTTACACGGTACTAGATGATGTTCAGCCGAGTTATATTAGCAACAAAAAAATTCACGATGCGATGCATGAACTGTATCTAAGACAAAAGTTTAGCGAAGCTATTGAACTTTGCCAAAGCCTTAGACACTGTTTCGATGGAAAAATGGATAAGTATTATGATATGTGGATCGAGCGTTGCGAATATATGAAAACTCAAAAACTTCCAAAAGATTGGAACGGAGTATTCATAGCAACTTCAAAATGATGATAAATATTATATCACACCACAAAGGATTTCAAAAATGCTAAACGTAAATTACTTTATAGACTTCGTTCAAGAAACAAAGAGACAGTTCGTAAGATCAACTGTCTCTGATGAAAAAATCAAGGCTGGGCTGCTGAATTTTATTGACAAACAGACAGAACTGAGTAAAATAGTAACTAAGAACTTTGAAGAATTCAGTAAGATTGGTATTGATGCAATAACGAGTAAAGGAAATATTTGTAAGCCATGAACAATTTGAGAGAGCTCACGAAAGAAGAGCACAGAAGAGCAGAACGAACTGCTTTTATGAATAGAATGTTAAAGAAAAAACTTACACCTTATCAGTATTACACGTACTTGAAGAATCAGTTACTTATGTACGTTACTCTAGAGTATTATGCGACAGAAGTAGGAATCTTCGGAGAGGATATCTTCGGCATATTAAGGTCGGCTGCTATCCTCGAAGATATTACGATCATGGAGTCAGAGTCCGAGATCTCGTTAAAAACTGCCCCTACTCTACCCGCCGCAACTGCTTATGTAGAATACATTCATAAGATTAAAGAAGATAAAGACAAGCTTCTTGCACATATGTATGTTAGACACATGGGAGACCTTTCCGGTGGCCAGATGATAAAGAAGCTAGTACCAGGACCAACTAACTTCTACGAGTTCGAAAGAGATGTCGATGAATTAAAGACTCTTATTCGAAACAATCTACACGACGGTTTAGAGAAAGAAGCTAAAGTATGCTTTAGCATGGTTCAGAAATTTCTAGAAGAATTGGAGGATTACTTTGGAGGTATGGACCCCGCTGATTCAACTGTCAAAGAAGATTGAAAGTATCTTTGACGATCACTATAGTAGGAACTCTAGCCTAGAACTATTCGATGGATGGAAAGATAATATCTGGAGTTCCAAGTATGTTCGAAAGTGTCACTTAAAGACGATTGACAATAGAGAGTCACAAAAACTCTGGCTTATGCATGTGAATATATTTCCGCACGAGCATTTTAACTTTCCAATCCTTGGTTTCGACATCGTGGCAGGCCCAAGTAAGATCACCGGATCGTTCTTTGACTTCTCTCCAACTACGGACGAAACTCCAGAACACCCATACCTGAGTTATATGAGAGACACGGCGAAGGATCTTTCATGGTCTAAACCTCGTGATCTTCCTGACTGGGCTCAGAGTATCTTCTCAACTTCAATGATCGCGGCAGGTAATTTAAAATCTGAGGAAGAGATCGATCAACTCTCAAAGACCTGCCTTCATCTCGTTGAATACTATGTAACGAATATGAAGAGCAATCTTTACGTCACGAATCCAATAAAGATCACTGAGAGACACAATCAATACTGTAGGAACCAAAAGCTAAATCCGCATCTTCACAGATCAATACTCTCGATGGGTATCTCTGAAAACGATAAAAACAACTACATAGATAGTGTTTTATTCGAGGAGATCTAGCTTGGATGATATAAAAGTAGTTGACATTTATAGAAAAATGGGTTATACTTATATCGAAAGCCGTGACGATGGAGACGGCTTTTTAGATGTTTCGAGAATTGGGTTTTTAGTAAAGTAAGGGATTGCATATGGATAGTAAATTAGTCGAATTAATCATTCGCGAAAATCACGGGATCATGTATTCCGCAAAGATCTATGAAGACTCTGACAACCATCGAGTTGATTACTACAAGAACGATCAGTTGATCGAAACTCGTATCTTCGAGGAAAAGCAAGTAGAAAGAACTCGAGCAGCTGTTTCCAGCTGGTTAGATAATATAAAGGTATTGAAAAGTTAAATGATTGTCACAAGAACAGCAGAAAAGATACATATGGAAATCGCCTCCAAGCTTTCGAACGGCGCTACATATATCGATGCGCTAGTAGAATACGCGAAAGAAAATGACCTTGAGATTGAAACAGTCGCAGAGATCGTTAAGAAATCTTCGATACTCAAGGAAAAAATTCGTGAAGAAGCGGTTGCTGTAAGAATGGTGAAGAAGGAAGAGAATGGTCTCGTTAAATTATGCTAATGAGGAGTCGTTTCGTGTCTATGTCAACTACTTGGCATTGAAGAAACACTTTGAAAGCGATGGCTACGATTATCATAAGTACAATGGTAAAGTGCGCGCGTCCTTTGATAAATTTCAGACACGAAACGACGCGTTTTTCTTTTACAAACTGTCAAAGAGAAACGATCCTACTAAGATTCTACTCGCGAACATTATCCATAATCAAAAGGTATGGATCCGCGATATCGTAGATGAAACAGGTGAGAACATATTCGTCGAATGGGAAAAGAGAGTAGAGTCTCTTACGTATATGTTCAAGAACGACATCAAGAAACTTAAAGAGAACTATCACGACAACTTCGTAGTGAAAGATGGTCAGCATCCATACGTTATGACTCTATACCTACGTAAAGAAATATCGCTCGAGACGTTTTCTATTTTAGCCCGCATATCAAACGTTTATGACCTATGGGAAAAAGAAATAGTTGACAAATTCATCGCGCGCGATATAATAAGGTTATCCAAGAAATATTATCCATTCATGGAAGTGGATCAAAAAAAATTTTCGAAGATTGTGAAAGAACAGTTTTTCGAAGATAAATAGTATTGTGATGGTTGATCCGTCATAAAATTGCAATACATTGTCATACATCGCATACAAGGAGATACACCGATGGTAGATTTTGCTACACTCAAAAATAATCGTTCAAAGTCACTCGACAAATTGAACTCTCAGCTCTCGCAGATTGCACAGAAGAGCTACACCGATCCCAACGAAGGCAAGTTTTGGAAACCATCGCGAGATAAAGCTGGAAACGGCTTTGCGATCATTCGCTTTCTTCCTGCACCAAACGGAGAAGATATGCCATTCGTTCGTTTGTGGGATCATGGTTTCCAAGGTCCGACTGGTCTTTGGTATATCGAAAATTCCTTAACCACAATCAACAAAGACGACCCAGTCTCAGAATTGAATTCTAAGCTGTGGAATTCCGGTGTTGAAGCAGACAAAGAACAGGCTCGCAAACAGAAGCGTCGTCTTCACTACATCGCTAACGTGTACGTGATTAAGGATAGCGCCAATCCCGACAATGATGGAAAGGTTTTCCTTTTCAAGTTCGGCAAAAAGATCTTCGACAAGTTGAACGACTTGATGAACCCGCAATTCGAAGATGAAAAGCCGGTTAACCCGTTCGATCTTTGGGAAGGTGCAAACTTCCGTCTTAAGATCCGTCAGTTCGAAGGTTACGCGAACTATGATAAGTCTGAATTCGACTCGTCTGAGCCTCTGTTCGAAGATGACTCTAAGTTGGAAAACGTTTGGAAATCAGAACATTCTCTGCAAGAAATCGTCGATCCTAAACACTTCAAACCTTACGCAGAGTTGAAGGCAAAGCTTTATCGTGTACTGAACCTTACTGGTGACCAGGTTGACGGTAATCGCAAAGCTGAAGACGAAGTTGATGAAGATCTTGACATGAGTCGTTTCTCAAAGAGCGAATCTCAGCAAGAAATGAAACAGTCTCAGTCGTCAATGGATAGCGTTGACGATGACGATGATGAAGATCTCGCCAAGTTCAGAAGCCTTATTAAGTCATAATAGAGAGGAGCTTCGGCTCCTCTTCCACTTAAAGAGGTGATTCACATGACAAAGAATAAAGAAATCATAGACTTTGATTTTGGATTTAGTTTCATAGACGACGAAATCGAAGAAGTAAAAGAGACTGCGATTAAACTTGAGTCTGCTCACGCAAACGACCAAGCTGCAATCGAGGATCTTCAAGAAAGATTGAACAGACTATACAATTCGATAGTTCCGTTCTTAGATAATCTCTGCAGAAATCCAGAGAAATCAACAATTTATTGGCCGGATCGTGTAAAGAAGATTGAGGCCTATAAAGATAAGCTACTCTCAATTATAGAAGGAAGATAGTATGAGTCTGTTGGATAAACTCGTAAAGAATAGTACCATTAAGTTGACTGCTCCGATCATGGAGTCGAAAGTCTATGGTAAGAAAGACATGGCTCCGACTCCAGTTCCTATGGTTAACGTAGCTCTGTCTGGTCGTATCGATGGTGGTGTAGCACCTGGTCTGCTCGTCCTTGCAGGTCCATCAAAACACTTTAAGTCTGCGTTCGCACTTCTGATGGCTGCAGCTTATCTTGAGAGAAATAAGGACGCAATCCTGTTGTTCTATGACTCGGAATTTGGTACTCCACAATCGTATTTTGAATCCTTTGGTATTGATATGGGTAGGACTGTTCATACTCCTATCACGAACGTGGAAGAACTTAAATTCGATATCTCTCAGCAGCTCGATAAGATCGAAAAGAAAGATAACGTCATTATCATTATCGACTCTGTCGGAAACCTTGCATCGAAGAAAGAAGTCGAAGACGCCCTTGACGGTAAGTCCGTTGCTGATATGTCTCGTGCAAAGGCTCTTAAGTCGTTGTTCCGTATCGTGACTCCACATCTCAATCTGAAGGATATTCCTTTGATTGCGGTTAACCATACGTATAAAGAAATCGGTCTCTTTCCTAAGGACATCGTTTCTGGTGGTACTGGTATCTACTATTCGGCAGATGCTATTTGGATCATTGGTCGTCAACAGGATAAGGTTGGTACTGAGATCCAGGGTTATCACTTTGTTATCAACATTGAGAAATCTCGCCACGTCAAAGAAAAGTCTAAGATTCCGATTAGCGTAAGCTGGGAGGGTGGCATCGCAAAGTGGTCCGGTCTTCTTGAGGTTGCCGAAAAAGGTGGTTTCATTCGCAAGCCTAAGGTCGGTTGGCACGAGGCTGTGAATCCAGACACTGGAGAAATTATCAGCGAAAAGCTTCTTCGAGCAAAAGAAATTGTTGACAGTAAAGAA